TGCTCCCGGAGCCTCTGTCCCGATGGTCGCACCATACGCTGCAGCCAAACAAAGCCGCAGCGGGACGTCGGCCCCGCACTTCTCATACCGGTTAACAACGTATGTCGCAGCCCTCATCGCCGCAGATGTGGCTCTAGTGACCGCTATCAACACGGCGTGCAACACGGCCGGCATTAGTCCGTCCGTGGTACCCGACGAACAGGGCAGTCTCGGGCCATCCATTTCAGCAACCATAGCCTCATAGGAAATCCCCATGAACTCCAGTTTCACTCCGCCGCCGAACCCGAGTGCCGACTCGATTCAGGCTGCATACGCTCTGATTGCCGTCGCAACCGATCCGGCTGGCGCCAAGGAGCGGCTTGCCGCACTCGAGTCCGCACATGCCAAGATCCGGCAGGAACACGAAGGGCTGCAAGTAGAGCGCAAGAAGCTCATTGATGAAAACGCTCGCGCTGCGGATTTGCGTGCGAAAGAAGCCTTGTTGGCTAACAAGCAGGCCGAACTCGATAGGGTTGCGACTGCGAACAGCGTGGCGGCTGAAGCCTTGCGGGAGCGCGAGGCAAAGGTTGTGGCGTCAGAGGCTGCGCTGAAGACCAAGCAGGACGAACACGCCGCCGCTGTTGCGGCGCTCAACCAGCGCGTCGCGAACATGCGTGCTAGCCTTGCATGAGAAAGCGGGGCGGCGCCGTTGGTATGCGTTGGCGGCCCCGCGCGCCGGCGTCTGCAAGATGTGGGATCCGTGATGGATGCGCCGTCCCGCCCGCCTGATCTCATGGACCCGCTTGACCGGCTGATTGCGCGGGAACAGCAGCGCCTGCGCGCGCGTGCGAGAGAGTTGACTGTGCGCCAGCTAGAGCAAGATGCCCTAGTGGCTGTCATCGAGGCGCATATCAAAGAGGATGAATAGCCAATGCCCGCGTTTCCCGTATTCGGCCAATCGACATTCTCCGACATAGGAGGCGCCTTCAGCGACCTGATGGCCGCAAGCGCCGCTCGCAGCAAGCAGCAGGGGTTGCAGCTTGAAGAACAGCAGTATGAGGAAGCCGCGCAATTTGCCCAGCAGAATGTTGAGTACACAAAACAGTCGACGGACATTCAGGAGTATCAAAAAAGCCGCGAAATCATGCAAACCCTTGGCCAGCAGCAGGCCGACGTAGCGTCAGCAGGCTTTGCTGCATCCGGCAGCGCTTTAGATCTAGAGCGGGAATCTGCCAATCAGGGCGCGCTCGCTCAAGGTGTACTTGCGCAACAGGGGCTCATTACAGAGGCCGGCTACGAGGAGCAGGCGCAGTCTTATCAGATTATGGCGCAAGCTGCCGGCGTGGCCGCACAGGCTGCCGGTAAGGCTGCGAGTGGCGACACGATCGCGGCAATCATCAAGGGCGGGGCTGCGCTCGCGACACTGTTTCCGACTACGGTCTGATCGATCTGCCGCTGCCATCGATGCGCGGCAAGCCGCTCAACTAACCTTCGCGTTTGATTTCACGCACCGCTGCTCATTTGCAGCGGGTTGAAGCGGGACTTTGCGCTCGTGTCATGCCCTTTTGTTGGCACAACTAGTTGTTCTGCCTTTCAGTTCCCTGCGTCTGTTGCGCGGATACAACACGCAACAAACATATAGGTACGTGGCCCCCGACTTTGAAAAGGGGGTGTGCGAATCACATACAACAAAGTCGCTAAAGGCGGACGTCGGTGTGTCTACGTTTGGTCCTACGTCGGCTCAGGATGTTCCTATTGGTACGAATGCGTTTCCATTGAGCGGGTGCACCGAGTAACACTCGTCGATCTGTTGCGTCTGCTGATCTTAAAACTGCTGGTGCTGTGTCGATTAGTGCGCTGCGCTCAGGCGGCGGCTTTGCGGCGTTTTTGAAGTAATACACAGAATATGAGGTCATCATGAAACGAGTTGCTATATCACATCGCTGGCTGTCGTTGCCGGCGCCGGAAAGGGGGGCCGCATGAACCGAGCTATCATCATTGTTTCCGGGGTCGCTTTCATCCTCGCCGTAAGTGGGTCTGCCTTTTCGGCTGGTAGGGCACCGCCGCCACCCCCCGCGTATAGCTGGACCGGTTTTTATCTCGGCGGCAACGTCGGTTATGGCTGGGGCGATGCCAGTACCGAGATCGCAGGTAGCGGGACCTCCCTTTCGTTTTTTGGTTTCCCCACCACAAACCCTATTACTTTCGCATCAGATTCAGCCACGCAACGGCTACAGGGGGTGATCGGCGGCGGTCAGATTGGTTATAATTATCAAATCAGTCCGCAATGGGTGTTGAGCTTCGAGACCGACATCCAAGCCTCAGGTGAACGGGGGAGCAACACATTCACCACTCCGTTGTCGGGGGCAATTCTGGGGGCGGCATTTCCTATACCGTTTAGCGGCCCTGCGGTGACGTCGTACGAAGCCAAAATTGAATGGTTCGGGACGGTTCGCGGGCGCGTTGGTTATCTGCTAAACGATGGCCTTCTGCTTTATGGCACGGGTGGATTGGCTTACGGTCAGGTTAACGGTTCAGGCAATCTCAATGCGACTACTTTTGCCCCGAGCTTCGGCGCCGCTCCGTTTCAGCCGATTACAAGCACTTTTGATCATTCGAAGACTAATATCGGCTTTGCAGTTGGCACCGGCCTAGAAGGAAGACTTGCACCTTGGCTTTCGCCAAATTGGACTTGGAAATTGGAGTACCTCTATTTGGACTTGGGAGGATTTAACACCTCGATACCCTTCGCTGCGGAAAGCAATGCTGTTGGTGTTAGCCCGGCGGCCGGAACCATGACAACACACACCCATTTCACCGACAACATCGTGCGCGTCGGGCTGAACTATCAATTCCACTAATTTGATGACGGCGCGCCAACTGAAGTAGGCCACAAACCGCTGCACGCCGAAGCGGCGCATGTTGCCGAGCGTCATCGGCGGGCCGGGCGGTTGCTTTGGTTTCGATGTCATCAGAGCCAAGTGTAAATTTAGGCTGCATTCTATGCCAGTGGCCTCCCCGCCGTGGGCGTGGCCCTTTTTTCCGAGTCAAATCAGTCAGTTAGGGCCGCCGAGATCAACAACTCGGCGGGCTATTTCTATGCAGTGCGTTGATGTGTTTTCGGGTTTATCGCTGAATAAACCCCATGATTTATTTAAGCGGCCCGGTCATCGCTGCGCTGAATGCCTGCACGCTCATGGCAGTGAACAAGGCCATGCGCCGCGGCCATTACGGCCCGCTGATCCATCGCGACCGTATCGGATACGCCGCCCTCGATGCAGTTGAGCGGCACATCGGCCGTAACTTCACACCCGACCAGCTTATGCACGCCGCTGCCGGCAAGCCAGATCGCATTCTCAACATCCCATTGGAGGCCACCGAATGACGAAGCTCGATAAGGCTCGCGGAGTGCTGGCCGAGACCGAGGCCAAGATTGCAGCCCTTGAGGGAAGGCGTCGTGTCCGATTGGTGGCGGGTGATCCGGCCGACATCATCGGCAAGCTTGATGAGGAAATCGGTGCTTTGCGGAAAGCTGCAGCGGTCGAGACCGATCGCATTGGACTGCTGCAGGAGGAAGCGCGGAAAGCCGACATCGAGGCGATAGCCAAGCGCCGCAGCGGACTGATCAATCGGTTCACAAAAAAGCTTGAAGCTGCCGATGCAGTTGCCGCCGAGCTCGAGGCAGCGGTTAAAAAGACGACCGAGCTATACCACCAAGTGATTGCCATGCGCGAAGACGCAAGAGCAGCGCTGCCGGCCAGTAATTCACATATCGAGGCATCCGCTAATTCGATGGAAGGCTGCGCGATGAGTGGTGCCGCCGTCCGAGCGCTGCTCTGCCACGAATTTTACCGCGTCAGCGCGAAACCGCTACGGCTCGGAATTCCAGGCGAGCGCACACAACCGTCATTGCCGGGATCGGTCTGCCCGCGGATTGAATGGCAGCACCAGCCCGAAAAGCTCGTCCCGCTTGCCACTGCGCTACGGCAGGCGTCGGCATTTGCGGTGTCGCTTATGAAGAACGTCGATCCGCAAGCACTGGTGCCAACGGCGGAAGCCCCCGCAGCACCGCAGCCGACGACTGCAGAGAGCAAGCTTTCGCAATTGCTGAAACTCCAAATGCAGTTGGCTGCCGATCCAAGCAAAGAAGCTGAGTACATGGCGGTAGTTGAACAGATTGCAAAAGCCAGCAGTGAGGTGGCCGCATGACCACGAACGACGGGCAGGATCTTAGCCCAGCCGGGGATTTTAATTTGTCGCCGGAACAGGCAAGCGCCAAGCTGCAGGAATTGACGGTCGCATATAAGGGTGTTGCACCGGAGACGCCAGCAACAGCCGCAGAGGCTAAGGCGCGGCTGCAGACACTTGCCGGTGACAAAGGTTTCTATGACCGCCTCATGCGCGGGAATCAAACCGCCAAGGCCGAGTTTGATCGGCTCACTGGTCTGGTCGCCAACTCAGATGAATCGCCAAGCGACTATATCGAGACGGTCGATAGTGTGACCGACCCGAATGCCCAGTCTCGGGCGGCGCGAGCGGCACTTTTTGACGGCCTGCAGGCCCAAGGCTTTGCAGACAGCGCCGTTGATTACGTCGAGGGGCTAGATCGCGGAGAAATAGATTTTCGTCCGACAGAGGGCGATGGCGTTGCTGCGAAGGAGATCCTTGACCGCCTCAGTAAGAGTAGCCGCTGGCACGCCCGGATATTTGAAGAGAAAGATCCAACGGCAATCGAAGCAATGACCCGTTTGTCGAGTGTGGTTGCGCTTGCTGCTCAAGACGGAGAGGCCGTCACGCCGGTGGTGGAGAAGTACATCGCCAATCTGATGGAGGAGCACAGGTGAAATTTTTAGCTGACTTTGCAAACGCCGCTGGCGAGACCAGGACGATTGAGGGCACGCTGACCGCTGCGGACTTAGCCACCGTTGCGCGCTATCGCAAGTCGGGCACGGCAGACCCCGACTTGGTAGCTAAGGCGCTGGCGCTGCGACACGCGTACAAAACGATTGGCGGATATGACACGGGCTGGGGTCATGTGGCCTACGGCGTAAGGCTTATCCCGGTGAACTAATGTACGCCGCCATTCTCGCATGGCTTTCTGAATTAGCCGCTGAACCGAGTATGCGCGACCAAATCGAGCCGTTGCGGCGTGGCTTTCGCGAATTGCACCGCAAGGGCGATGACTGCCCCGATCATGCGGAGTTTTTCGAGGGCTTAGCCTGGATTGCCGGTCGCACTGATAAGACGCCTATCGAACGGTACGAACAAATGATCAAGCTCTCGGAGCTCAAGGGCCGGGTGATAGTCGACATGAAGAGTTTTACGGGTTGGAAATGAACACGAACCACGGCGCTGGCCCGCTTGCGATTGCGGCCCGCCGGCATCGGGCTCCCGGCGAAGTCGAACGCCGCCGGGGGCCTATTCAATCGGTGTTGGTGTCGTCCCTATCCAGACAAGGCGGCATCTGCATCGGTGGTCCCGCGCTGCGCGGCTGAAGGTGTGGAAACGTATTAGCCATGCGCGCGGGGCATCTAATCGAGGAAGTGAAATGAAGCCCCGCACGGTAGGCGTGCCGAACCAGCTATCCGACGACGTGCTTGAGGCATTCGGGCTGCGGGATGCGCAATGGGGACCGTGCATGAAGGCACTGGCGTCCGACCGCCACCGGGCGTTCGTATGCGCGCTGTACGAGGTTGAGCGCGGTCAGGGCGCCAATACGGCGGCAGCGAAGATGGCCGGGTTTGGCACATCGACCACAACCCCAAACGGCTGGAGCGCGATTGGTTACCGACTGGGCCATGACGAAAGAATCCTGGCAGCCCTACACGAAGAAGATCAACGCCGCATTCGTGCCAGTGCTCCAAGGGCCATCCGCGCACTGTCAAACCTTGTGGAAGATCCCGTCCACAAAGATCATGCCCGCGGGATCGCAATGATTTTGGACCGCGTGCACCCCGCCGAGACGCGCCACACCGTCGAGGTCCACCACCACGTCGATCATGACGCCGAGGCGGTGACGCAGTTGCGCATGCTCAAATCACTGGATGTGCCGCGCGCAAAGCTCGAGGAAATGTTCGGCTTTAGCGGGCTCTCACATTACGAGCGGCTGCTTGAGTTGGAGGACCAAAAGAATGGCAAGCAGCCTCTAATGATCGAGGCCACCGCTGTTGAGATCACCCCGGAGAATCCCAAGTGACTGACGAACCCGAACAGGTCGGACCGGACCCCAACGAGGTACGCCGGCACGCCAAGAAGATGCACACGGAGTTGGAATATCGTCAACGCTACCGGCGCATCGATTTCTACAAGCCGAATCCCAAGCAACTCGAATTCCATAATAACATGGCCCCTGAGCGGATGCTGCGGGCGGGAAATCAGCAGGGCAAGAGCCATGCGGTCAGTGCGCAAGTTACAATGGACGCGCTGCGCCGCTATCCCGACTGGTATGCCGGGTTTAGGTTTGAGACGCCGCCGCAGATCGAGCGGCCATTCCAGTTTTTGGCGTGGGCAGCCAGCACAACGTCAATTACAACCCGTGACGGAGTGCAGACCAAGTTGCTGGGTGATGTGCGCCAGCATGATGGCTTGGGCACCGGCATGATCCCGCTCGACAACATTGTGGGCCGGCCAACGATGGCACGCGGCATCAGCGATTTTGTTGACAGTGTTACGCTGCGGCGGGAGGGCGGCGGGCGTGCCCTGATAAGGTTCAAAACCTACGAGCAAGATCGAAAGGTTTTTCAAGGCGAGCCATGTGATCTAATCGTCCTAGATGAGGACGTAAGCAGAGACGATGACACGATTTATGGTGAGTGTCTTGCTCGGCTAACGACTACAAAAGGCCGGGTCGTCTGCGCTTTAACACCACTGCTCGGTTTATCCCCCCTTCGGAAACGCTTCAAGGAACGGGCAGGCAGCGGCGAGTGCGCGGATATTCTGATGACCATTTTCGACGCCGCAGTATCCAAGGGCGGCCACATCCCTGACGAGGAGATTCCGGGCATCATTGCTCGCTACAAGGAATCCGAACGGCAGACGCGCGCATTCGGGGCAGACCTACAAGGCGAAGGGGCAGTATTCGAGACCCCGATCGATCGCATCAAACACCATATGGATCCGGCGACGGTCCCGTCGTGGTGGCAGTGGCTTTGGGCGATAGACTTCCGGCACTCCGGCTCGACCGGCACCGGGCACCCGTTTGCTGCCGTGCTTGGCGCATGGGATCGGTCGTCCGATACGATTTTTGTCGTGCATGCCATCAGGATGCTGGGGCTCGCGGTCAATCATGTGGCGCGCATCAAAGAGCATCCGATGTGGGATGCGCCGGTGGCGTGGCCTCACGACGGCGGCAGAGGGGCGGGCGTTATCAGCGGTGACACCCTGGCCGCTACCTATAAGAAGCTCGGGCTAAACCTGCGCCCGACACACGCGACATTCTCGACCGGCGGCTTCAACTTTGAGGCCGGCATTCAAGAAATGGAAAACAGATTTGCAGGCGGTCGCCTTTTGATCGCAAGCCACCTCAATGAGGTGTTTGACGAATATGCCAACTACCACCGCGTTGACGGGCTGGTGTTTAAAGTCGATGACGATTTGATGTCCGCGATTCGAACACTCTGTACGGACATCCGCCACGCCAAGGCCGTGGAGGGGTTCGGACGCTTCAGGCGCCAACCGGAAGCCGGCTCGCAGGCACGGCTTGCGAAGGGGCTGGATTTCGACCTGTTCGGGACGTGAAGGAGACTGACATGACCACCGTTACTGGCGATCGCACGCCTTTTGGATCGGCATACTGCGACGTGTATGGCTGCGATGTGCAGTTCTTCATTGAGCAGTTTGATGGTGGCCGCAACCTGGTTGCCCAGTATGGTCCCGGCTACACGGGCCGCTGGCTGCCGTTGGCCGAGAATGGGCGACCGGAATTCGGCGCAATAATTCCGCCCGGTTGGACCGATGAGAAAGTTTCTGCGCTAATTCTGACCCCGCCCGTGCAGATTGAGGAAGACGAGTTCATCAAAAACTATCCGACCTGGGAAGTAGGCGGGCGGTACTTTGGCTCGCACTATCTGGCTTGGCCAACCCGAGCACCCAAGCTGCCCGAGGAAGCCCCGCGGCATTGAAGCCTTCGCTGCCGTGCCCGGTGTTGGGCTTTCTTGCTGTTGACCTGCTTTGGCTTCCTGCGAGGCCGCCGCTTGGGCAGTGGGTTAACTTCCCGTAGCGCATCGATCTCCTGCTGCAACCGCCTGTTCTCTCGCCGCAGTTCAGCGTTCTGCTGGATCAACGCCTTGCTCGGGAAATCGACGCCTCGCGGCCAAGCCGGCTCCGGCTGCGGTTCACCCACCGGCTCAGTTGGTTCTACCGTCTTGCGTCGTTCTTCGAGGCGACGGCGCAGGCGCGCCAGTTGCTCGGGATCCTCGCTGACGGTCATCCGTAATCCAAGGCCGCCCAGCATCAGGGACAGCGTCAGCGGCCCTATGCCCCGCATCGGCGGGTGCACCAATAGCTTTGCCGCGTAACCCGGCTGTAGGCCAGCTACCTCTTCAAGTGTTTCATACGATATATCGAGCTCATCGCGCCGCCGGCGGAAGGCTTCAACAAGATCGGTGTAGGAGCGAACGTCGATCGGGAGCACGAATCAATGTTTGAACCAACATGAGTCGCGCTGCAAGCGTGTTTGTTTGGACCAATGTTTGGACCAGACCAGATGAAACCAATCGAAACCAGTTGATACGTTGATGATTAGGGAGGCTGTGGAAAGGCCCGGAAATGCTGGCTGTTTGTCATTCGCTATCACGCAGCAAGACGAGGACGCTCGTTGACGTTCATCGGGATGCCCTGTTCCGTCATGGTCGGCAGATCCGGCACGGCCTGCAAGCGCTCGTTCGACCCGACGCCGAGGATGCGCATCTTGCCC